CTCTACTATATTAGATGTATATTCAAAAGAAGAAATTGCCACATTAGATAGTTATATTAAACACAAACGTGATGAAAACTTTACCTATGCAGGACTACGTCAAGTAGTTGACAAATATCTTTGTCAGGATCGTTCATCAGGTGAAATTTTTGAGACTCCTCAGTTCATGTACATGATGATTGCGGCAACACTATTTGCAAATTATCCTAAAGAAGATAGAATGTATTATGTAAGGAGATACTACGATGCGACCTCACTATTTAAAGTCAATATCCCAACGCCAGTCATGGCTGGAGTCAGGACCCCTGTCAGGCAGTTTGCAAGTTGCGTTCTTGTTGACTCTGACGATACCCTTGATAGCATCTTTGCCAGCGATATGTCTATTGGACGTTATACGGCGCAAAGGGCAGGCATCGGAATCAATGCAGGAAGAATCAGAGGCGTCAATGCAAAAATCAGAGGCGGAGAAGTAGCACACACAGGTATTGTCCCGTTCCTAAAGAAGTTTGAAGCAACAGTACGTTGTTGTACACAAAATGGTGTACGTGGCGGATCAGCTACTACACATTTTCCTTTTTGGCATCAAGAGATTGAAGACATCCTTGTACTAAAGAACAACAAAGGTACAGAAGACAATCGTGTACGTAAATTAGATTACAGCATACAGTTAAACAAAACAATGTATGAAAGACTATTGTCAGGCGGCGATATAACTCTTTTCTCACCACATGATGTGCCAGGTTTGTACGAAGCATACTTTGGTGATCCAGCAGTATTCCAAGAACTATACGAAAAGTACGAACGTGCATACAGCATCAAGAAACGTTCTATTCCGGCAATGGAGTTGTTTTCTGCGTTGATCAAAGAACGTGCAGAAACAGGACGCATTTATATTATGAATGTTGATCACTGTAATACACACAGCTCATTCAAAGACACAGTATACATGAGTAACTTGTGTCAAGAGATTACACTACCAACAAAGCCATTAAATCATATTGATGATGAAGAAGGCGAAATTGCATTGTGTATTCTTAGTGCTATTAATGTAGGAACACTAAAGTCGTTAGATGACCTAGAAGAACTATGTGAACTAGCAGTAAGAGCATTAGAAGAAATTATTGACTATCAACGCTATCCAATTAAAGCCGCTGAAATTAGCACAAAAGCAAGACGTTCATTAGGCATAGGCTACATTGGACTAGCACACTTCTTAGCAAAGCAAAAAGTGCAGTACAGCGACCCTAAAGCATGGGAAGTAGTACATAAGCTAACTGAAGCATTCCAGTACTATTTGTTAAAAGCATCAAACACACTTGCACAAGAGCGTGGAGCATGTGAATACTTTAACCGTACTAAGTACGCAGACGGTATCTTACCAATTGACACATATAAAACAGATGTAGATAACCTTGTACCAAACAACCTAACATATGATTGGGAAAGCCTACGCAAAGATATTAAGGAACACGGACTAAGACATTCAACATTGTCAGCAAAGATGCCAAGTGAAAGTTCAAGTGTTGTATCAAATGCAACAAACGGCATTGAACCGCCACGTGGTTACCTATCTATTAAAAAGTCTAAGAAAGGCCCACTAAAACAGATTGTACCACAGTATCAATCATTGAAGCAACAATATACGCTACTATGGGATATGCCTAGTAACGAAGGATATATTAATGTAGTTGCAGTTATGCAAAAGTTCTTTGACCAAGCAATTAGTGGCAACTGGAGTTATAATCCTACACACTTTGAAAACAATGAAGTTCCAATGAGTGTAATGATGAATGACTTATTAACAACATACAAGTATGGGTGGAAGACTAGTTACTATCAGAATACATACGATTATAAAACTGATCCAAGTGAACTAGAAGAAGAAACAAAACCAATGGTAGAATTAGCGCCATCGGAAATTGACTATGAAGATGACGAAGCATGTGAGGCATGTGCAATTTAACGGTTGACAAAAACAGTTAAATACGCTACTATATAAAGACACATAGAGGAAGTAAAAAGAGATGGCAAAAACAGTATTCAATAGAGAAAAAGTAGACTTTACCAAACAGAACATGTTCTTTGGTGAAGATCAAAACACACAGAGATATGATGTATTCAAATTTCCTGTGTTTGATAAATTAAATCAAACAATGCTTGGTTATTTTTGGAGACCAGAAGAAGTAAGTCTACAAAAAGACAGAGCTGACTTTGCTAACTTCCGTCCAGAACAAAAACATATTTTCACAAGTAATCTCAAGTATCAAACACTGCTTGATAGTGTACAAGGACGTGGACCATGCCTAGCATTTCTACCCCATGTGTCATTACCCGAACTAGAAGGCTGTATTGTTACTTGGGATTTCTTTGAAACTATTCACTCACGTTCATATACACATATTATGAAAAATGTATATTCAGATCCAAGTGAAGTATTTGATACAATTTTAGATGACGAAAAGATTATTGCTCGTGCTGAAAGTGTAACAAAATATTATGATGCATTTGGAGAAGCCGCTGATGCTTACACGCATCGTAAAGAAGGTAGTATGTATGATGTAAAGAAAAAACTTTACATGGCAATGCAAACAGTTAATATTTTAGAAGGACTACGTTTCTACGTGTCATTTGCTTGCACCTTTGGCTTTGGAGAACTAAAGCTAATGGAAGGTAGTGCTAAGATTATTTCACTTATCGCTAGGGACGAAGCACAACATTTGGCACTAAGCACACACGTATTGAAGTTGTGGGCAAGTGGTAAAGATGATCCAGAAATGGCTAAGATTGCTAAAGAATGTAAAGAAGATGTATATGATTTGTGGCGTGAATGTGTTGCAGAAGAAAAAGACTGGGCAGACTATTTGTTTAAAGACGGTAGTATGATTGGTTTGAACACTACACTATTATATCAATACGTTGAGTACATTGCAAATAGACGACTCAAGGCGCTGGGATTAGATGCTATATTTGATCAACCAGTAAACACTAACCCGCTACCATGGACACAACATTGGCTGTCTAGCTCAGGCTTGCAAGTTGCACCGCAAGAGACAGAAGTTGAAAGTTATATCGTTGGTGGCATTAAGCAGGATGTTAATCAAAACAGCCTCAAAGGATTTTCACTATGATAACAATTTACGGCAAACCGGCATGCCCAAGTTGCACAAAGGCAAAGGCCTTTGTTGAAAAACGAGGATACAAGTTTGAATACAAAGAACTAGATAAAGACTTCACAAGAGAAGACTTATTTGAAACATTTCCAACAGCTAGAACCTTCCCACAAATTATCGTCGGAGATAATAAAGTAGGCGGGTACGAAAACATGTTGGAATATATTGATAACACAGGCTACAACGGCACAGGATATACATTATAATGTTAATTGAAACCCCATATAAAATCGGAGATACAGTATCTCTAAAACTAAGTTCAGGCGAAGAAATCGTAGGCAGGCTCGATGCTGAAGATGAAACTTATTACACATTGAGAAAACCTATGGTTCTTATTGCACAACCAGAAGGACTAGGCCTTGCACCTTACATGTACAGCGTAAGTCCAGACAGCAAGTTTATGCTACGAACTAATTCAGTATCGTGTTTATCTAAAACACAAGAAGAAATTAGTAAACAGTATACCAAAACAACAACTGGCATTGTAACATAAAATACCGGTTGACAAGCTCTTCTTTAGACTTTATAATAAGAGTATGAATAAGGCAAAGAGAAGAGGCACAATGAAAAAAGTAATATTAACAGACGCAGACGGTGTACTACTCAATTGGGAGTATGCATTTAGTTGTTGGATGGAACAGCATGGACACACTTCAGTAGAAGGTTCTAACAAGTTATACGATATCGGAGAACGATTTGGTATAACTAAAGACACTGGTAAGTTGTTGGTAAAACAATTTAATGAAAGTGCGGCAATAGGGTTCCTACCTGCGTTACGTGATGCAATGTATTACGTGAAAAGACTACATGAAGAACACGGATATGTGTTTCGTTGTATTACTAGTTTAAGTTTAGATAAAAACGCATACAAATTGCGTTTGATGAACTTAGAAAAGTTGTTTGGAAAAACAGCGTTTGAAGAATTGGTGTGTTTAGACACTGGTGCTGATAAAGATGAAGCATTACTTCCTTATAAAGATTCAGGCTTGTACTGGATTGAAGATAAGTTAGAAAATGCAGAAGCTGGTTTAGCTGTAGGTTTAAAACCAATTCTTATTGAACACGGATTTAATATGAACGAGAAATTAGATCCGAACATTAAAAAAGTAGTAAACTGGAAAGAAGTTTACGAACACATTACAGGAGAAACAGTATGACAATACATGAAGAAATCGTACAAGCGTTTAATAACTATCTTGCGGAAGCAGAAACATTTGATGAAAAAGGTGTTAAAGCGGCCGCGGCAAGAGCTCGTAAAGCACTTGGAGATATGCAGAAACTGTCAAAATCACGCAGAGCTGAAATCCAAGATAAAAAGAACGCTATGTAAATGCTGAAGCTAACTGAATCAGCCGAAGAGCAAATTAATGCTTTATGTAAAGAAAACAACTGCTACGGAGTCAGCCTAAATGTTAAAGGCGGAGGATGTGCAGGGTTTGAATACGACTGGCAGTTAGTAAACACCCCTGAGGATCTTGAAGAAACTGACGAAGTTATCAAGACAGCAGAAGGGTGTGCATTTATTATAGGTGCCCATAGTACAATGTTTCTTATAGGAACAGAAATAAACTATAAGAAAGATGTTATGGGCTCTATGTTTGAAGTAAACAATCCAAATGCACAATCAGCTTGTGGATGCGGAGTAAGCGTTAACTTTGACGGAATGTTTTAGATGCAACAACTCAAGGACTTTATTAAAGTCTACAATCACTTTGACAACAAGTTTTGTGATAGAGTTGTAAGCAATCTAAAAGACGATTGGCACAAGCATACTTTTTATTCTCATGCAGATAAAGAGCGTTTTAACTTTGATGATGACTTAGAAATAAGCCACCAGTTCAATGATGACTCACTCTTTATCTGCCAGAGTTTAAAAGATGTGTTAGTCAAATATATTGAAGATATAAATCTTCCTAGCCTTACTGGCTGGGACGGATATCTAGATATTAGATATAATAGATATCAACCTGGAACTACTATGCATTGGCATGCAGACAGAGTTCAAGAAATGTTCGATGGCGAACGAAAAGGAATTCCTACTTTAAGTGTTGTTGGTTTATTAAACGACGACTTTGAGGGTGGTGAGTTTACTATGTTTGAAGATTATAAAATAAAATTAAAAACTGGCGATGTGTTAATCTTCCCTAGTACATTTATGTACATACATCAAGTAACACCTGTTGTTACTGGAACACGCTACAGTTGGGTAAGTTGGGTTTGGTAATATGAGTGGTCAAAGACGTTGGCTAAGAACTTGGGCAAGAACAGTTGGTATGCCCGTTGGACTAACAGATGACGATAAACCAGAATTCCTTCCTATCACTCAAACAGATGTTAAGAAAGCATTAGCTTTTAGAACATTTTGGATTGTATTGCATGTGATAACTTGTTTTAGTATTATTGCAGGCAATGGCAGAAACTTAGGCATTTGGTAATGAACGTAAGTGAAGGTGATAAAGCAGTAATAGTATTCAGTGTAAATCCTAAGAATGTTGGCCGCATAGTAAATGTTGCACAATACATTGGTAGGTTCGGACAAAAAGAACAGTTTGACTTTCGAGGAATGCCTTGTGAAGCACCTGTTACAGATCATTATTGGTGGATTGAAGCAGACGATATAGAAATTATGTTAGGCCCAAGTCCAAGAGCATATATTGCAGACAGTTGGCTACGTAAAATAGTACCACCAAAAGAAAAAGTTTCAACTAAACAACAAAAAGAACTTGACACTATCACATAATGAGTGTATAAATATACTTGTAACGTTGAAGCAATTCAAACGCTATACAGGACCCGGGGGCGGTACCCGGCGACTCCACCATAAGGACATTGAAGAATGGAAATTATTTGGCATATACTATTAACAGTTTGTTCAGGCTCGACCTGCTTAGAACAAGATGTACAATGGTTTGAAACTAAAGCAAAGTGTGAAACTATGCTTGTAGAATACATAGAAGTGCCCGTTGATGGATCTTGGGACACAGTTGAATATATCTGTAAACCCGTAGGTTCAATGTCTTTATGATGGGGTCGAAATAGGATCGACTGGTAGTTAATAGAGTTAGTGGAGTTATCCGGATCTAAGCACGGTTATCGCGAAGAAAACTTATAATTGCAAACGCAAATTATTCATTAGCGGCCTAGGCTGTTACGAGGTAGTTAGGCCTTGTTACCAAACATAGCATTAAAGAGTGTTGCAGAGATGTAACACTCTTTTTTTTGGCTTGTTCTATTATGCACTAAAAGAGTGCAAAAGACATAACTAATAGTGTGAAGCAAAAAATACCCACCCCAAAGCTCACGAAGAAAAAAATTTTATAATAAAAATAAGGAAGAAGTAATGCGTATTCTCGCGATAGCAATGGTTGCCGCAATGGCAACGACTTCAGCAATGGCTGAAGAAACAGTAGCAGTAGCTACTCCAACAGCACCAGTTATGACAGGTGCAATCAACTTAGACTTTGCTGAAACAACAGCAGGTAAAACAGCAGGCACTATGGGCGTCGAATTAGATTTTGATGCAGGTGATGTAGCAACTGTTGACCTAGACTTTAAAGCAACAGACGGCAATGCACTAACACTGGACACATGGACAGTAGGAACTACAATCGGTGCAGTAGGTTTAGCATTTGGTGATGACAACGGTCTATTACCAGAAACAGGTGCAAACGCATCAGCTGACGGAACACTAGCAAAACCAGCAATGACAGAATCATTAGCATTGTCTTTTGGTGGTGCAAGTGTAGCAGTAGGTTTAACTGACTGGACAACAGATGTATCAGAAGTAAGTAACTTACAAGGTGCATACACAGTAGACGCAGGTATTGCAGACGTAACAGCAAGTGCTGACTACAACCGTACAAGCGAAAACACTGTACTAGGTGCAGAAGTTGCTGGCCTTGACTTAGGTTTAGCAACAGCAGGCGGTGCATTAACATATGACACAGATGCAGAAGATTGGGCATTCGAAGGTTCAGTAGCAGTTGATGGCTTATCAGCATACATCAACGGTACAGATGATAACAGACTACAGCACGTAGGTGGTGAGTATGTATTAAACTATGCAGGTGCAGAACTAAGTGCAGGTGTTGATTATGACACAGACGCAAAAGACTGGACACCAACAGCAGGTCTATCTTTTAACTTCTAAGTTAAAAACATAAAAACAAAAAAGGGTTGCAATCACGAAATGCAACCCTTTTTTTATGACTAAATAATGTTAGCATATTAAGGGCAGGGCAAATGCGAGAAAAATTACGCAAATGGTTTAACGTAGACAACATCATTGATGTTACTGTTGACTTGTTTTTGATATTGTTTGATGTACTATCTTCGCCTATCCTAATCGTAATGAGATTAGCACGTTGGGTAATAGGTGATTATCTATTAGGTGGATTTAAAACCAAGCTAAAAAAGGTAGCACATTGGGCTGAAGGCAAGCATATACTAATACAAATTTTAGTATGGGCAGTTATAATATGTGTAGGATTAATTATTCTTACTTTAATGTGGCTCTTTGGAACAGCGTTTGGAGAGTTCATAATGGAAGAATGGGGCGACCAAGCATTAAACTTAGATGAATAAGAGGGAAACAAAATGCAAAAGAACGAGTATGACGTAAAAGTTATTAAAATCGTAGACGGTGATACAGTAGACGTAGACATTGATTTAGGATTTGGTGTAACACTAACAGACGAACGTGTAAGAATTATGGGCATTGATACGCCCGAGTCTCGCACAAGAGACAAAGTAGAAGACTTGT